ATCGTTAAAGATGCGAAGGGCTGGAATCACAAAGTCGGCAAGCTCGAAATACTTATATCCAGCAAAAGTGTTATGGCCGGACTTTTTGAGCGGTAGTGCGTGGAAGGCAATCCGCGCTTCGTTAATCTTTTTATGTACTGGCATTTTGGTGTCTCCTTTTATTTGCCAAACCCCTTGTAACTAATCCGCATAAGATTAAAAGCGTTTTTTATCCACAATCGAAAGAAAGTTTAAAATGACCAATGTAGACCAAGCTATTGCAGATTTTTACGACCTTGCCAGGGCGCACAAGATCAGGGCTTATCAGATAGCAAACGAAGCTGGGCTGACACGCGTCACCTTGTCTAACTGGAAAAGCAAGCGCAATGAACCGACGCTTGGTGCATGGCTGTTGGCTAATGAAGCACTGAACCGATTGGTTGAGCAAAAAACCAGCGCATGAAACGCTTCGGCAAATACCGCGCTGTCAAGTCACAGTGCAGGGCTGGGCATACTCATGACAGCAAGCGAGAGGCTATTAGGTGCAACGAGCTACATGATCTGCAAGCGGCTGGCGCTATCAGTGACCTAATCATTCACCCGCAATACTGGTTCGTAATCAACGGTCGCCAGCTAAAGCACGGTAATGGCCGACGCGTTGGTTACAAATCTGACTTCGAATACATCGAAAACGGAATCCAAATTACGGAAGACGTGAAGGGAGTCGTTGTTAGGGATTGGCCCCTACGTCGCGCTGTCTTTATTGCGCTATTTCCTCACCACCAACTTCGTGAGACCAAATAAAAAAAGGGTGACCGAAGCCACCCAGTTCGTTCGGTAAGGAGATACCAATCCGCGCAAGATACGCTGATAGCCTATGGCAGGTCAATCAGTCGCAAAATTATGTTTTACTAATGCGTGTTTTGAGTTATGTAAGAGCGAGCGGGGAGTGCCCAAGAGAGGAAAGGCACTCAACCCGCTCTAACAACGCCTAGATCAAGGAGGCATCGCTGTAATGAGTAATACACGCCACAGAACCATCGCGCAAGATATTGCGTTATGAGTATCAAATTAATGAGCGCCGTGTGGGAGCGCGATGATCTTACATCAACTCAAAAACTGGTTCTATTAGCTTTGGCTGATTGGGCCAATGATGAAGGGCTTTGCTGGCCTTCGGTAGATAGAGTGGCCCTTAAGGCATCTCTAACAAGTAGGGGTGTGCAAAAAACAATCCGCGCTCTTGAAGAAATGCAGTTTCTTCGCAAAGAAGAAATAAAAGGCAGGGGAAATAAATACTGGGTTTCTATTCCCATGAACGATGTTCACCCCCGAACAACGTTCACCCCACCCGTGTCACAGGTTCACCCCTCCCCTGAACCACGTTCACCCAATACACCAAAGACACATCAATTAACCACCAAGTGTATAAGAGCGGAGCTTCCAGATTGGATTCCTGTTGACGCTTGGAATGGATGGGTTGAGATGCGTATGCTTCGCAAGAAACCATTAACGGACAGGGCTTACAATCAGGCTATCAGCAAACTGGATAAATTGAGGGCCAAGGGCCAAGACATAACAGAGGTTCTAGATCGCAGCACAATGAACAGCTGGACAGACCTTTACGAAATTAAGGAGCAAAAAAATGGCGCAGCAAATCGGACAACTGGTAACCCTAGAAACGAAAACGGCTTTGCCGCAGCACTTCGATATGTCGCGGATGGACGACCTAATGACCCGTTCTGAGCTTACAGTATCAGAGTGCGATGAGCTAAGGTCGCTTGCCCTAGCGATGCCGATCGAGAACGTGCCAGTCGAAACACACGAGCTTGCCAAGCAATTGCAATTCATTGAGGCAACCCTGCCAAGCAAGAACACTGATGAGCAAAGAGGACAAATGCGGACAGCAGTCTATGCTCGGATTCTTGGAGGCTACACGAAGGAAGCCCTAAGCTACATGACTGAGCGCGTCTGCAAGGAGCTGGATTGGTTCCCAACGCCTCGCCAGTGCTTAGAGATACTGGAAGGCTACACGCCACGAACGACGAAAAAGGACAAGGCGCTTCGCATCTGTTTGAATAACACAGAGGCAAGGTTCGAAGAATTTATTATGTCGCTTCGCTGTGGTGAGCCTGTTGAGCTAAGTGCTAAGCCAGAGCGTTGGTTGCGTATTGCTGAAGAACGCGGATACCTTCGAAGGGTTGACGGGGAATTTACAGTCAGGTGAGCGCCGCGACCAACTTGATGTGCGACCTGATTAAATATGACCTCGGACGCATATCTATGGATGAGATACGAAAGCACTGGGCCAAGGGTAGGTATAAGGGTGCACCCGAAGCCTGGGCGATTGCAGCGATTGAACACGCAAAGCGACAAAAATCATAATTAGCATATAACAAAAAAGGAGCATACAATGAGACACGTTCATGAGTGGCCACCAATGCAACAGGGCGAAGCAAAGAAAGCGTCAACGCAACATTTGTGGAATTACGTTCAACAGCATGGGCGATGGGTGGAAACGCTTTACCCAGGAGCTGACAATTATCTGGCAATCAACAGGGCTAATTCAGCACGAGCAGAGTTAAATCGTCGCATAAATACGACAGATAATGCTTTAAATCGCAATTAATGAAAAAAACGCTTTACAGAATTAAAGGCCCTTTTTATAAGGGGGCATCAGCAAGGGAATTATCCCGCCAACAAGGAGACTGATATGACTTATTTAACATCAAAATACATTCGAGCAGCAGCCGCAAAAGACTCGCGCATTGATCCAGAGATTGAGTGGGACGAATTGGGTAAGGCCATCGTCTGGTTGGTTGACGGTTACACATGGAATGCCAGCGATGGCAATCGATCAGTTGAAGCCTTTATCATTTCAGAGCGCAATGCTGATCAAGACCCACGCGACACTGTGACACATTGGAAAGAATGCGTAGCCAGCATCCAGGAGATAGCATCATGAGCCAGAGCCTTACAGAACTAGCGCAAGCTGCGATCGACGCATTACAGGCTTACAACGCAGAATATAGGCATCAGAAACGCTTGTGGGATGCGTCACGCTATGGCAAGAATTTTGCGTATAACAGCGCATACATCAGCGATGATCAGCATATTGCACTGCTTACAGAAATCATTGAATATGACGAAGACCCTGCTGGCACATTGCAGGAACTTGCATTTGAGTTTGAATATGATGCTGGCGCAAACGAGGCGGATTATCGCTACGAAGAAATGCGCTCCAATCAATTATTAGAAGGCTAAGGGGATATAAAATGATTTACGCAGATTTAATTCGCCAATGGGCAAAAGACCGCAACCTGATCGAAGGGAGCGACATTAAAAGTCAATTCGTAAAGCTTATTGAGGAAGCTGGAGAGCTGGCTAACGCTATCGGCAAAAAGAACGACATAGAGTTCGCAGACGCCATCGGTGATATGTTTGTCGTGCTGACGATCATGGCTGCACAGAACAGAATGCACATTGAAGATTGCATTGATGGGGCATGGCAAGAAATTAAAGACCGCAAGGGCAAAATGGTTGACGGAATTTTCTTAAAGGACGCATAATGTTTGATGACGATTTTCTCCTGGAAGAAGAAGAACAAGAAGTCGAGCTTGTTGACAGTCTAGGCATGACGCCTAGGCAAGCCAACTTGCTGCAAGTTGAAGCCATTGCTAAAGCGCATTGCTTCACTTTGGAGGACATTTTAGGGCCACGCAAGTTCAAGCCATTGGTAGCAGTAAGGCGCAAGTGCGCTGTCATGCTGCGCGAGAAGGGGCATACAATGACAGAAATTGGCCGCATACTTCGTCGTGATCACACCACAATCGTTCATGCGCTGCAAAAGAGCAAGGCAGAGGCATGACACCTGAAAAGCTAAAGCTTGCCCGTCACCGCATGGGCTACAGCGTAACGGAAATGGCTGACGCTCTCCGCCTATCTCCAGACAACGGCGCAACAAGCGTTCGCAAGATGGAATCTGGCAAGGTTCGTATCAGTGGGCCTATCATGGTTGCGGTCGATGCAATGCTAAAGGGATATGACCCGTTTAATTATGAGGAAGACGAAGATGGAGAATCCTAATTCACATCAAGTAGGCGGAGACCATTACGCATCTAAGAGTGTTCAGCCTTGGGACGCAATGGAAGCATGGATGTCGCCAGAAGCTTTTGCAGGTTATCTGCAAGGCAACTGCATAAAATATCTTGCACGCTATCGTGATAAGAATGGCACGCAAGATTTAAAAAAATGCCAGCACTATCTCGCAAAGCTTATTGAGGTGGAAACCTGTTTAGACTTTGTGGTTGAAAACGCTGATTCTGTTGACAGGTATCATTTTGAAGCTGGTTACCAATCAGGCTTGACCGGAGGAGTTATCGCTAATCTTCAAAGATCGCAAATGCACAAGGACTGGATGAAAGGATATATGCAAGGCAGGGGCAAATTCTTAGGTGATAGACACGGTGACTGAGCCTGTTATCATTGGCAACGCCACGCTGTATCTAGGCGACTGCCGCGACATCCTTCCGACGCTTGGCAAGATTGACGCTGTTGTGACCGATCCACCTTATGAATTTGAAACTGGAGGCGCTGGTATATTCCGCACAAACCGCAAAAACATGGACGAAATTGCAGCGGCTGGATTAGCTGATGGCTTTGACCATAGTATATTGAATGGTGAACAGTTTGGCGCTGCCGTTGTATTTGCTCACAATGACCAATGGGCTGTGCTGTTGCCGCATCTGGCAGAACAATTTGGACGGTATGCTATATGCCAATGGCATAAGCTCAACCCAATGCCCGTCGCCAATCGACACTACCAACCTGATACTGAAATTTATGTTCATGCTTGGAATGCAGGATTCCATCCGGCGGGAGAGCTTCGACAAAAGAAACGCTATATTTTGGCAAATGGAGGACAAGATACATCAATACCTCATCCAACTGTGAAGCCTTTATCTGTCATGCAAAAAATTATCACAAACGTAACCGGAGAAATAATCTGCGATCCGTTTATGGGCTCAGGTTCAACAGGTGTTGCGACGGTAATGGACGGTCGCAAATTTATTGGCATTGAACAGAACGAGGCATTCTTTGCGTTAGCCTGTAAGCGCATTGAAGATGCACAAAAGCAGGGAGACCTTTTCATTTCATGATTGCTGGTGTATTGAACAAATACCAGACCTTTTATGGAAGCTGAGACAAATGGCATTGACACCTAAACAAGAGCGATTCGCTCACGAAGTAGCATCAGGTAAAACACAGGCAGACGCTTACAGAGCAGCCTTTGACGTTAAGCCTACAACTAAGCCTGAAACGTGCCAAGCTAACGCATCAAAGCTAATGAGCAATACTGACGTTTCAACAAGGGTTGCTGAATTACGGGCAGCCGTTGCTGAACGTGTAGTTTGGACGATGGCAGATAGCCTTGATGTTCTTTCCACGATAGCGAAAGGCTTAGACTCTGACGCAAAGCCAAGTGACAAAGTAAACGCTGTAAAGGCTATCAACGCAATGATTGGGCTTGACGCTCCATCGAAACTGGATGTCACTGGCAACATGGTTACACGCATTGAGCGGGTAATGACTGATGACAACTCTAAAGATTAAAACTCCGCGCTGGTTCAAGCCATTCTTGCAGCCCAGCCGTTATAAGGGCGCTCATGGCGGACGGGGAAGCGGCAAGAGCCACGCCTTTGCGGAAATGGTTATCGAAGCTCATGTGATGGATCAGCGGCGCAGAACAGTGTGCGTCCGTGAAATACAGAAGTCCTTAGCCCAATCAGTCAAGCGTTTGCTGGAGCTAAAGATTGAGCAGCTTGGCGTTCAGGATTACTTCGAGGTTCAGGAAAGCCAAATCAAGTCACGGTATGGCGATGGTCTAATTATCTTTGCTGGAATGCAGAATCACACAAGCGATTCGATTAAGTCGCTCGAAGGGTATGACTGCGCCTGGGTGGAAGAAGCGCAGAGCTTATCGCAACGATCGCTCGACCTATTGCGTCCGACAATCCGTAAACCTGAGTCAGAGCTATGGTTCACATGGAATCCACTGAACAGCACTGACCCGATTGATATGCTGCTGCGTGGTGAAACGCCACCACCTGACGCTATCGTCGCACAGGTAAACTACAGAGACAACCCGTGGTTCCCTGACGTGCTTAAAGCGGAAATGGAATACGATCGGGAGCGTGACCCTGACAAATACAAGCACGTTTGGCTGGGAAGCTACGCATCGAACAGCGAAGCGCGAGTATTCCGCAACTGGAAGATAGAGGACTTTGAAACGCCAGATGACGCAACGCATCGCTTTGGCGCTGACTGGGGCTTTGCATCTGACCCGACTGTTCTAATTCGCTGCCATGTTGTTGGTCGCACAATCTATGTCGATTACGAAGCGTATCGAGTAGGCTGTGAGATTATGGACACGCCAGACCTGTTCTTTACCGTGCCGGACTCTGAAAAGTGGCCCATCGTTGCTGATAGCGCGAGACCTGAAACGATTAGCCATATGCGTAAACATGGCTTCCCAAAGATTATGCCAGCAGTCAAAGGGCCTAAGTCTGTTGAGGAAGGCGTCGAATGGTTGAAGTCATACGACATCGTTGTTCACCCTCGCTGCCAGCACACGATTGACGAATTAACGTGCTACAGTTATAAAACTGACCCCTTGACAGGACAAATCTTGCCAATCCTTGCGGATCGTGATAATCACCTTATAGACGCGCTACGTTATGCGTGCGAGGCCATACGTCGAGCAGTCCCTCCAAAGACTTTCGATGTGCAACCTTTGGCAACTGTGAGTAGGTGGTAAATGGCTCGACTGAATAGAGAACAAAGGTTTGCGAACATCCATCAACAGGCGATGACGGAGTTCGACCGCGTTCAATCGTCGGTGCGTGATGAACGTCTCCAGTGCCTTCAGGATAGACGCTTCTACTCAATCGCTGGCGCACAATGGGAAGGCCCACTGGGTGACCAATACGAAAACAAGCCGCGCTTCGAGGTAAACAAGATTCACCTTAGCGTCATTCGTATCATCAACGAATATCGAAATAACCGCATCGCTGTAGACTTTGTAAGCAAAGATGGCGACACGGATGAAAAACTAGCTGAGACCTGCAACGGTCTTTATCGTGCAGACGAACGGGATAGCGGCGCAGAAGAAGCATACGACAATGGCTTTGAGGAAGCTGTAGGCGGTGGTTTCGGCGCATGGCGTTTGCGAACTGCTTATGAAGATGATGAGAACGACGAGGACGAACGTCAGCGCATCCGCATAGAGCCAATCTATGACGCTGATAGCTCTGTGTTCTTCGATCTTGACGCTAAGCGCCAGGACAAAGCTGACGCTAAGTATTGCTTCGTTCTGTATTCCATGACCTATGAAGCTTACAAAGCTGAATGGAATGATGACCCAGAGACATGGCCTAAAGAGATTCACCAGTACGAATTTGACTGGGATACGCCTGACGTTGTGTTCGTCGCTGAATACTATCGTGTTGAGGAAACCCGCGAGACTGTCCGCATATTCCTGACAATCCAAGGCGAAGAAGAACGCTACACGCAAGCAGACTTTGACGCAGATGAAACGCTAGAAGAAACTCTTGCCGCTGTTGGCACGGTCGAAGTGCGTCAGAAGCGCGTTAAGCGTAAGCGCGTCCGCAAGTATATCATGAGCGGCGGCGGTGTCCTTGACGACATGGGCTACATTGCTGGCAAGAACATCCCAATCGTTCCTGTCTATGGTAAGCGTTGGTTCGTTGACAACGTAGAGCGTTGCATGGGCCAAGTGCGCCTAGCGAAAGACCCGCAGCGCCTGAAGAATATGCAGCTATCGAAGCTGGGCGAGATTAGTGCGCTTTCATCCGTTGAAAAGCCAATCCTGCTTCCTGAGCAAGTCTCTGGTCACCAAGTGATGTGGGCTGAAGATAACCTCCGCAACTATCCTTATCTCTTGGTCAATCCTATCACTGGCCCTAATGGTGAGACGCAAGCTGCTGGGCCTGTTGCTTATACCAAGTCGCCACAGATTCCGCCAGCAATGGCTGCACTGTTGCAGATCACCGAATCCGACATGGCTGAGATACTGGGCAACAACCAGCAATCAGACAAGATGGTCAGCAATATCAGCGGCAAGGCTGTTGAGCTTATCCAGACCCGCTTGGATATGCAGACGTTCATCTACATGAGCAACATGGCTAAGGCTGTGCGTCGCTGCGGTGAGATATGGCTGTCAATGGCTAAAGACATCTACGTTGAAGAAAAGCGCAAGATGAAGACAGTCGGCTCTATGGAGGAAGTCGGTTCAATTGAACTGATGAAGCCACAGATCGACGAAGAAACTGGCGAACTGATTTACGAGAACAACTTGGCTGACGCTATATTTGATGTCGCTGTAGATGTTGGCCCATCGTTCAGCAGCCGTCGTGACGCAACAGTCCGTGCGCTTACAGGCATGATGCAAGTTACCACTGATCCGACAACCCAACAGGTTCTGCAAGCTATGGCTATCATGAACATGGAAGGCGAAGGCATTGGCGACATCAAGGAATACTTCCGTAAGCAACTAGTCCAGTTGGGCGTTGTCAAGCCGACGGAAGAAGAACAACAGCAGATGATGGAAGCGCAAGCAAACGTGCAGCAAGATGCACAGACCACTTACTTGCTTGCTGAAGCCGCTAAGTCACAGGCTCAAGCTATCCAAGCACAAGCTAACACTGAATACACCTTGGCACGTTCTGAAGAAACGAAGGCTAAGACAGCAGAGACCATCTCAAACATCGACATTGACCAGCGCAAGTCGGCAATTGAGACTGCTGAAAAGATTGGGGAAGCATTGCGACCCAGTACGAATGTGGTTCCACCCTCCACACAATTTGGGTGAGTTAATGGGGTTAAAACATGAAAACGGCAGAACAGGATAACGACGACAACATCGACACAATCGACATCGACACAGACTTCAATGAGCAATCGGATGATGAGACCAATTCCATCGACGATGAACCAGAAGACGAAGATGACGAAGATGAAGTCGTAATATCTATCGGAGAGGAATCGCCACCTCAAGATGAAGAAGTTCGTGCGCCTGCTTGGGTGCGTGAATTGCGTAAATCAAATCGGGAAAAAGAGCGGAAGATTCGTGAGCTTGAAGCAAAGCTAAATACGACAGCAACTGAGACCAAGCCGGTTGCCCTAGTATCAAAGCCAACGCTTGAAAGCTGCGATTATGATTCCGACGAGTACGAACAAAAGCTTGCTGCTTGGTATGAGCATAAACGCGAATACGATGCAGCCGAAGCCAATGTTGCAGCCCAGCGAGATGCTGAAGCTAAGGCATGGCAGGACAAGCTTGATTCCTATGCGAAGGCGAAAGCCTCGTTAAAGGTGCGGGACTATGACGAAGCTGAGGCTACGGCTTTAGATACGTTTGACGTAACGCAACAAGGGATCGTTCTACAAGGCTCTGACAACCCTGCTTTGCTTATCTACGCAATTGGCAAAAGCACCAAGCGAGCTAAGGAACTTGCAGCAATCACCGACCCCGTGAAGTTTGCCTTTGCGGTAGCAAAACTGGAGACTCAGTTGAAAGTAACCAACCGTAGGGCAACAACCGCGCCAGAACGTACAATCACCACAAGCGGTGGGCGTGTGTCTGGTTCCATTGATTCACAACTTGAACGCTTACGCGCCGAAGCTCTGAAGACCGGAGACTTGTCAAAGGTCATGGAATATAAGCGTCGTAAGAAATAAACCTAATTTAGAAAGAATAGGGAATTAAATATGGCTAACGCTTTTTCGAAAGAAGAAATTGTTGCTTTTGAGGACATCCTCGAAGGCTTCAACGATGCTTTGATCCTGTCAAAGAACATCAACGTATACAACACCAACGGCGTAACGATGGAACGCGCACGCGACACCATCTGGCGTCCACAACCTTACATCGCTCAGTCGTTCGACCGCGTTGTAGGCACTTCGATTGCGTCTGACGTTTCGACAATGACGCAGCTTTCTGTTCCATCGACTCTCGGTTTCAACAAGTGCTCTGCTTGGCAGATGAACGCACTGGAA